GATATTGATTCATATCTTTTATCGATTAAAGAAAACCGTACGGAGATATAAATGTCAGAAGAAGCCTTGCTACAACCGACGACAACCGACGTAGGCACGGCAACCGCGGAACAGGCAGCACCTGCTGCTGAAGCCGCACCCGACTCCACTTTACTCGCCGGCGAGAACGCTGAAGCTCCCGAGGCAGGCGCCCCGGAAAGTTATGAAACGTTCAATTTGCCAGAGGGTTATCAGGTGGATTCGGAGATGCTCGACAGTTTCCACACCTGGGCCAAGGAAAACCACCTGCCCCAGGATTCGGCTCAAGCTGCTGTGAATCTGGTGATTCAGCAGAAAGAGCAGGAAGCGGCCAGCGTCAACAAGGCACAGGAGGAATGGGTGAGCCAGGCCAAGAGCGATCAGGAATTTGGTGGCACCTCTTTCGATGCCAGTATTGCCACTGCGGTGAAGGCTCGCGATCGATTTGCGACGCCTGAACTCGTCAGTCTACTCGAGCAGACAGGACTCGGTAACCACCCCGAGATGGTCCGCTTTTTTTATCGTGTCGGGCAGAGCATCTCGGAAGACAAGATCGTCATGGGCAGCGCGAACGCAACGCCCCGGACTGCCGAGAAGATCATGTACCCCGACATGACATGAATCAATAGCAAGGAGCTACACACATGGCAACTTTAAGTACCAACAACCCCACAATCGCGGACGTCGCGAAGCGGTATGACCCAGAGGGCAAGATCGACACGATCGTTGAAATGCTGTCTGAAACCAATGAGATCCTCGATGATATGAGCTACATCGAGGCGAATTTACCGACCGGGCACAGGACGACCGTCCGAACCGGTCTGCCAAGCAGCACCTGGCGTAAGCTCAACTATGGTGTACAACCTTCCAAAAGCCAGACCGTCCAGATTCAGGACTCAATCGGCATGCTGGAAGCCTACGCCGAAGTCGATAAATCCCTCGCGGATTTGAACGGAAACACGGGTTCTTTCAGACTCTCTGAAGACCGCGCATTTCTGGAATCGATGAACCAGCAGATGTCGTCCACATTTTTTTACGGCGACACCGGAGCGGACCCCGAGAAGTTTATGGGTCTCGCACCTCGTTTCTCTAGCCTCAGTGCCGAAAACGGACAGAACATCTTGTCCGCGGGTGGTTCAGGATCCGACAACACCAGCGTTTGGCTGGTTGTGTGGGGACCTAACACCGTCCATGGCCTGTATCCAAAAGGCAGCCAGGCTGGGATCCAACATCGTGATCTCGGAGAATGGACGCTGGAAGATGCAGCGGGCGGTAAATACCAGGGCTACCGGACTCATTACAAATGGGACATCGGCATGACGGTTCGAGACTGGAGATACATCGTTCGTATCCCGAACATCGACATCAGCAACCTTACGGGCGATAAGTCTGGCAGTTCCGCTGACCTCACCGACCTGATGATCCAGGCCTGTGAGAAAATCCCGAATTTCGGGGCCGGAAGAGCGACCTGGTACGTTAACCGCACCATTAGTTCTTTCCTCCGTCGTCAAGTTCTGAACACCAACAATGTTCGGATCTCGATGGACGAGGTAGCTGGGAAACGCGCACTCACGTTCGATGGATATCCTGTCCGTCGCTGTGATTCTTTGTTGAACACCGAAGCTGTTGTCAGCTAGGAGACACTGATGATTATTGATTACAATCTACAATTTAGTGACGCTCAAGCAGTTACGGCTGATGCGGCGTCAACCAACGTCGTCGATCTCGGTGGCGACTGGGACATCGGTCCCGGCGAAGAGATGAAGCTGGCGTTTTCTTGCGACGTGACGATGGGCGGGTCTAGCCCGACCGTTATCTTCAAGTTGCAAACCTGCGCGACTGCCGGTGGGACGTACACCGACATTGCGACGTCTCGCCAGGTGGCCGCGATGGCCGCTGGAGACATGGTCGTCATGGGGATCCCGGATACGAACGCTCAGTTCATCCGAGCTTACTATGACGTTGGCGGATCTTCACCGACGGGCACGTTCAGTGCTTCGATCGTGAAGGACGCTCAACAGTGGGCGGCTTACGCTGACGCTATCTAGGTCGCATGATGGTGAAAGTTAAGGCCACACGCCGAGGCTATTACCGTGTACTGAGAGAGGAGGGGGACATCTTCGAGGTGTCCTCTTCCGAACTCGGTTCCTGGATGGAGGTTCAGAAAGAAAGTAAGCCGAAACGGCGCCGGAAGAAGGCGAACTCGGTTTATAGCCCCCCTGAAGAATGAAGCCGATCCCAGATGATGTGGAGAGCCTCAAGGAACTCTACACCTCTTGGGACGGATTCGATGACGCCATCATCGGCGTCGCAGAACGTTGCAGCCAGGAACCTGTTCTAGTCTATGACTATGCAGCGATGGTGGCTTTGATGAGCAAGCGCGATGGTTTATCGAGAGCCAACGCCGAGGAGTATATCCAGTTCAACCTGGTCGGCGCCTGGATCGGGGAACAAACCCCTTTAGTTTTTTACGAGTGAAGCGATGGCCTCAGAAGTTGATATCTGTAATCTCGCGTTAAGCCACATTGGCGCCAGCGCCACCATTTCTTCGCTGTCCGAGCAGAGCGAAGAGGCGTTTCATTGCAACCTGCTCTACCCAGATTTAAGAGACGCGGTTTTAAGGGCCCACCCATGGGCATTCACCACCCGTCATATTGCCTTATCGGACGTCGGTTCCCCACCCGGGAACTGGTTGTACCGGTATTCCTACCCATCTGATTGCCTGGTTGCCCGGGAAATTCTACAGACAACCGTCGCGGGGGACCCAATCGCCTTCGAGGTCGCTCTTGGGGATGCATACAACTCCCTCGTCATCCTGACAGATTTAGAGGCGGCTACTTTAATCTACACGCATAAAGTTACCAACCCTCTGGTGTTTGACCCTTTATTTGTCCAGGTCTTGAGCTGGCGGCTGGCGGCTGAACTGTGTATGCCTCTGACTCGGGATTTCAAGCGAATGGAGGCTGCGTACCAATTGTACAACGGGACCTTGACCGAGGCGCGTCGGAACGACGCCAACGAGAGTCAGGTTCTCACAAGCCGGGAGGCAGACTGGGTTTCAGGGAGGTCCTAGATGCCATCTACATATATCCAGCCGAGTTTCACAGGGGGCGAACTCTCTCCTTCGCTGCACTCCAGAGTTGATCTTTCCAAGTATGCGGTCGGTCTGAAGACCTGCCGTAATTTCTTCGTTCAGGCCCACGGCGGCGCCACCAATCGCACCGGGACACAGTTCATTGCCGAGGTGAAGACCTCGTCCAAGCAGGTTCGCCTGGTGCCATTTGAGTTCAACACCACCCAGACGTATGTGCTGGAGTTTGGCGACTTGTACCTGCGGGTTTTCAAGGACGCGGGGCAGGTTCTTTCCGGTGGTTCACCGGTCGAGATCACCACTCCGTTCACTGAAAGCCAGTTGTTTGGCTTGAAGTTTACCCAGTCTGCCGACATCCTGACGATTTGCCACCCGTCGCACGCACCGCGGGAGCTGGCTCGATCCTCACACACCAGCTGGGCCCTGAGTACCGTTTCGTTTGGGGCATCATTGTCGGCCCCTGGAAGCGTCAGTTCTTCGGCTCAAAACGCCGGGACGCCGACCCGGGCCCATGAATACGTGGTGACCTCGGTGGATACGTCAACCGGCGCCGAGTCACTGCCGTCCAGCAGTACTACGGCGACCAACAGCGCGTTATCAAGTACCACCACCAACACCATTACCTGGTCCGCGGCCACTGGAGCCGATCGATATTTCGTGTACAAGAAGAAGGGAGGGGTGTTCTCCTTTGTGGGCCGGGCAGACGGAACCACGTTTTTGGACGATAACATCTCCCCAGACACCACCGACACGGCACCGAGTAACCGGACGATTTTCAATGCTTCGGATACGTATCCGTCGACGGTGGCTTACTACCAGCAGCGTCTCGCCTTCGCCCAAAGCAATAACGAACCTCAAACGGTCTGGTTGTCTCAGACCGGGAATTACCACAATTTCAACGTCT